CATTACATGAATCAGTATCGCTGGGCCCCCCCTCTACCGTCAAACGGCAGGGCAGGGCCCAGGCTAATTACAACAGATGACCCAGACACGTTGAGTGTTTGTGTTCTCCTCGAACGTTATTACCTCGAGACTAAGTCTCAAGGAGGACTAACCCGATGGAGCCGGTTGCCTCGGTCTCTTCTAAGAAGAGCAGGTCTTCACTCTAGGAGTGAAGAGCCAAGAGAATTTGCATTCTACACCGAGGATCAACAGGTACATCTCTTTCTCTCAAATTTGTATTTCAAGGCGAGCGACCACTTGGTGGTGGCGCTTAAAGCATCTGGTACAGTTCTAGCGACCGCTCAGCGGTGGCTAGACACAGCGGATGGGATCGTACTGCCCTACCTCTTAGAGGCAGACAGGTACGACCCACTCGTTGTGAACGAGCTGACCAGATTCGCCTTGGAAAGTTGTGCAAACAACTACGCAAATTTCATTTCCCGGTTGAAGTCCATGAAAAAGCTTATCCGCAAGAGCTTAGCTCTGGGACAAAGCCTTCCCTCTATGAGGGACATGGGCACATACCTTAAGTGGTACAGGAAGACGATGCCTAGCACGTCTAGCAAGTACGACATGGGAATCCACTGCAACCTGTGGTGCCAGGGAAGAGGCACCGGACTTGCGGATAATGTGATGGCCTTAAACTCCCTAAGGAAGTTTAAGGAGACCGTCACACAACCCGATCCAGTTACCGCAGAGATCTTAGATCACTACGCTGAATCGATCCGTAAGTCTACCTCTTGCGTCAGAGGTATCCAAGGGCTGAAAGCCAAACTGTCAAGCGGGCCTAAGGCCTGCCTGCAGATGCGGCAATCAGACGGTGGGCAGACAGGCTACCTTTGCAAGGTAGTGAGAGAGAAGAGAGTGAAATACCGTTTCGATCCCGAGACCTTAGAGAGAACGCACGATCCTCGGAGGATTAAATCTTCGGGGGATGTGTTGGACTACTGTATAGACTGGGTGCTTAGCAACCCGGGTCTATCCAAGGTGGTTAAACCACACGTAGTCCTTGAACCGTCTAAGGCGAGACTGATAACGATAACTCCATGGGAGGTCTCCCGTATCCAAGGCGTTGTAGCCCATCTTATCAACCCCTGCCTTAAAGGCAGGTACCAGACTAAGTCCGGTATGTCAAAAGATCGGCACCTTTGGAACCTTTTCCGTCAGCTGCATCCTCAGGATACGGCTTGGGGAAAGGCAAAGGGCAAGCCGGTGCTTAGCACCGACATGCGAAACGCCACGGACCAGCATTCGCGCAGATTCGCTAAGCGAATTTGGAGAGAAATCCTTTGGCATCTTAAAGATGTGAAGGGAGCCCCTCTGGGCCTGATAGCCCTTGGCGCACACCTGCATACCTCTGAGAGATATGTGGTGGAAGCCACGAATACTGGGAATATTCTCATAGACCAGATGTTTAAAACAACTGTGGGAATATTCATGGGAGACTTCCTCACGAAGTCGATTCTCACCTTCAATCAAGACATTTGCATGCGCCAAGCGCAGGTGCAAGTGTACTCAATTGTGGGAGACGACATCGTGGGATTAGACGACGAGGAGAAACTGCATACCTATTTAGGATGCTCGTCAGAGCTCGGAAACGGAGTTTCAGTAGAGGACACATACATTTCTAAGAAATATATGTTCTACTGCGAGGAGATGGCGTTAGTCCCTAGGGACACGACAGAGCTACCTCTGGTGCAAATCAAGAGGAACTCATCTAAGATAAGTTACCTTGACACACCACGACTCCGGCTTATGATACCTACATGCACAGAAACCTTAGGTTTCTCGGGCGTGCAGGCCGGCAGGTTTTCTTTGCTAGGCAAAGAATCCCGCTGGGTAAGCTCCGTACACCAGAACCTAGTACCACTGTACAGGAGAGCTCAGCTACTCCAGCACGTGATGCTGCCTCAGGAGAGGGACACTCAGTGCCCCTTCACCCCCGAGGACATAGGTGGTGATGGTGGTTTTATTCCTGATGGTGGTTTCCTCCACGACGTGATCCGGACTAAGTCCAGAGACGTCGATGAAACCTACCATCGGATCGGAGACCTTTACAGGTCCCGACTAGGTATGCGTCTCGTCAGGGACGAAACACTCAACCAGGTAGTCACAAAGTATAAAGCGTGGCTTCCGACAGAGGAGCTTCTAAGAAGCTACCTGCCGGAGGATGTCGTAATTTCCCTCGACGAGGGAAATTCGTCATTACGCAGTCTCAATGTAAGGGGTCTCTTAGAGACGCCTTACTCCCTCTTTCTCAAGATGGTTAAGGCCGCGTACTACCGCAGTATACTCCGTGGGGTACCCTACGAAGATTTACCTAAACTTGACTTAGTCAAGTCCCCCCACGCCTTAGGCGTGAGGGGTGGTAAACCGACATACGTCTCCGCAAAAGCGTTCCTAGAACACTGGTGCAACCCTGGTTTCTCTTCGAGAAACCAGTCGACGTATCTGATTAGATCAGATAGGGTCCCACGGGAGGACTACCTGTGCCTCAACTGGGAGTTCGGGAGAGATAAGAGTAGCCTGCAAGAATCGCTTGGCGCATTCTTCCAGTACCACGCCGATACGATCTTAGATCTTCACGGCGAGTCTGTCCTGGAGCACTTAGTGTCCAAGATAGATCTTCCTCTACCCGTGCGAGAACGTCTTCACATGTTTGTTGAGTCAGACTCAATAATCAAGGAAGAGTTCTGCAGAAAACTCCCAGAAGAGGATACCATTACCTTGGTCAGCAGAGATCAGAGGCTCGCGGCGGACTTAGTCCGCCTCGGGCGCTCCAGAGGAAGGGAATACCAAGTATTCGTCCTACGTCCCTGCTTCTACCTGTACGGTAGGCTCTATGAGTTCGATGAGCTAAGCTCATCGCACATCATCGAGGACCAAGGGGCAATGATATTCGAAGACGTGACCCTCTTTAACGAGGGAGTCCCTCCAGACTGGATCGAAGATCCAATCCGGAAAAGACGTTCACGTCACGACAATGTCTGGGTCATCGAGCGAGTTGTCAAGCCGACGATCGCTACTTAGTAGCGAGAAGTGGGGAGGTAATCCATTAAATGGATAGACCTACCACCGTCGTGCAGCCTGGGCC